ATAGGTAAATTGGTGTTAATATCTAATGAGTTATTAAATAAATCGGCTAATACCGATTTAATTCTTTTTGACTCAGAATAAATTTGAAGAATAAAACCATCTTCATTTGTGGTTGTAGATTCTTCGGCATAGATGTCAAGAGCGGCAGAAATTTCAGGAGTATATTCCATCGACTCATAATCATACTGAGATGATAATCTTGATGGTTCATAATAAATTGCTTGAGAATATAAGTTGTTTTCAACTTTGGCCCATTGATTTGTTAGATAAAAAGTTTGTTGCGCTTGTAATTTTTCCCTTTCAAAATCATCACGATTTTGTGTACGTAAAAGTTCTTGCTTATCAAACTTAAATGTGGGGTAGTCTTGTTTTAATAATGAGTTTGGTCCAAATGTTTTTGAAAGTCTCTGCCAAACGGTTAAATTATTTTCGCTCATAAATCAATTTTACTTATTATCCTAATAATATAAATAGTTATTTACCACCAAATAACCAACCATATTTTTGATAATCGGCTTTGGTAGCACTTTGATTCATCATCTGACCATCTCTACCCATTTGAGGTACCATGGGATTAAAAAACTCTGAAGAATTTTTATTTTCACTAATTGTTGTTGCCCAAGAATTAAGCATTGCCTTTGTATGGTTTGTAACTTTTTCAATTGATTGAAATGATTTCTCGGCAACATACATCGCCATAGCAATTGACATAATACAATCATCGTGATGACCTTTTTGATGGTCAGGTCTTCCGTTAATATAAACAAAAGTATTCATCTCATTGTATAACCTACTTGAACGAACTTTAAATCCGTGTCTAAGGTTTTCCTCATAAGCGGCGATAATTTGAACTCTTTTATTGTTAAAATTAATACCAGGAATTTTTTCATTTATTTTTGGGTCCCATTTCCATTTATTTGATGTATCAACATTATCAACATACAAACCAGATTGGTATCCCATCTCTTGTAATTTCCTTGCTGTTGAGACCCCCATACCTCCCGTTAAATCGACAACACAATACGCGTTGTACATAGTTCCCCATTTGTAAGCAACTTCCGCCAGAACGTCAGGTGGAAGTTTTCCAACATATTCCAAAACTTGTTCTCGAATATCAAAATCTATAATTTGAATACAAGAAAAATCCTCAGAATCTCCTCTTGAAACATCGACACCCATAACATACTTATGACCGTTTTCAGGTTCTTTAAAAATCCACAATCCACCACCCATCATTTTTGCTTGAGGGTCAGAAAGTTGGTTTTTAGATATATTTTGCATTAAGTCAGAATCAAATACGTTATCACCCGAACCCAAGAAGTTACATTCCAATTCCTGAGCAACTTTTCTTCGGTCAAATTTTAACTTCTTTACCATACCCTCAAACCAAGATGAACAAGGTTTATACCCCTGCTCAATATAGTCAGTAACTATCGAATGGTCTCTTTCATATGGATTTGGCATTGATAGGTCTATAACAACTTCATCAAGTTTATATTCTTCTCTATTAAGTAAGAAATGAACTAAATCATTTGTTTTAACCATATACAAATCTTTTGTATATCGTGGGTCACGATACCAAAACATTTCAGATATTTTGAAATCATTCATACCTCTTAAAGATTGGTCGTAAATTTCATAATAAATTGCGTCATATCCGTTTGGTGTTGAAACTACAATAACCTTACCACCCGTAGATAGTGAAGCCATACAAGCCGCCCAAAAATCACCATCGGCTTCAATATACGCAGCCTCGTCAAATATTAATATGGTTGGGGTATAACCACGAAGAGCATCCTTAGATGTTGCAACGGCTTTAACCTCACAATTATTATTTAATTTAAAATGTCTTGCAGCATTTTTTTCTGGTGAAAAACCAATACCAACCCACGCAGGCCATTGTTCTGTAAACCCTCTAATCTTATTTGCCATTTCCACGGCAGTATCCAACTTATTGGCGATGATTAGAACTTTTTCTGGTTTATTTTTTTGGGCAAAAGATATCTTTTTTGATGCCCATGCGGCTGTAACAGTTGACACACCTGCCTGACGATACTTTAACGCAACATTTTCATTATATTTGTCGTAATCGTCAATTAAACTTACTTGGTCAGGAAAAAGGTCTAATGGGACATACTTAGAAACAGTATTGTCGTATGTTTGTAAATAAGTACGAAGTGCGTAAGGAGTATTCCTCATACACTTCGTAAGTTCTATTATTAATTGTTCTTTAGTCACAAATAAATCGATTAAGGTCTCTCGATACCTAAACCACGTAAAAAGTCATCCAAGTCATCGTCATCATTTTCATTACCCACTTCAGGAGTTTCTTCTTTATAATCATCAAACTCTTGTTTCATTTTTTTAGCTTCTCTCATAATTTCTTCAAATTTTTGAGTTGCCATTTTAACTTTGGAATTATCTTCAGATATGGCATTTCCAATAATATCTAAAAACTCTTTAGCTTCAATTTGGTATAATAATATGTGAAACCAGTTTATTAGTCCTTTATTTTTATCACTGTACATTTCATTAGGTAATGCGAATCTAAGTTTTTCTACAATCTCAGGACCTATTCTTAATTGCATCGGTTCATTCGTTAATGTATCAGTTTGTTGTTGTACTTTTTGTCTTAATCCTGGTTCTTTTGGAAGTCCGTGTCTACTTTTGGCTTCTTCCAATCCTTTAATAATTTCATGACAAAGAATAGGAAAAATTAATCCTGTTGCAATAATTTTAGTATCTGGTTGTGACTCGCCTTCTTCTCCACCTTCATCGGCATCCGCCAACTCTACTTTACCGGCAATACCTTGACCTGTTTGACTCATCATTTCAATCATTTGTTCACGAGTAAAATATAAAAAATCATTAATTGTCATAACACCCAAATAATCTTTATAAAGAGATGGGTTAATTGCATCTAATCTTGCTTTAACTTCTGGTTTTTGAAAAATATATTGGCCTTTTTTTGCAGCCCCTTGCATAAGCGCGTTAATTATATTTCTTTTATGTTTTTCCAATTCTAAAATTTCTTCATCGGTCAAGTCTTCAACATCAAATGATGGAAATTTTAACTCATCTTTTTCTTCCTCTTCTTCCTTATCATCTTCAGGTTCAATTCTAAAATTATCAGTATTTGGCATACCTAAATTAGCTTCAATTTGATACCAATCTGAAGGTACTTCCGTTTCATCAAGTGATGCTTCTTTTGCCAATTCAATTAATTCATCTCTATTAGCCGACTCAATTCTCATAATGTTAGGAATTTTTCTCATCATTTCTTGAAAAACCATTCCTTGAACTTGTTCAGAACTAAGGTTTTGAATACCCGTAACATCTCTTAATTTATCGGCGACTTTTTGGAATCTTTGACTAACTAATCTTTCTACATCTTTAACCCCTTTTTTCATTGCAGGATTTTGAGAATAAAGTCCTTCAGGACTACCCAATTTTCTTTCTAAATTCGGGTCCATTCTTTCGGGTGTATTCCCGTAATCTATTTGTTCATTAAATTTCTTTGCCATCTTATTTTTTTAACATATTTAAAATTACGTCAATAATTTCTTCTTTAGCTGCTTCAGGTGAAATCTTTTTAGCTTTTGGCGATGGATTTTCTCCTGGATTTGGGTTCTGACCTGGATGACTAGGCTTTGATGGCTTAGTTGTAGGTTTTGTTGTTGGTTTAGTTGTAGGTTTTGTTGGCGCAACCGCAGGTTCCGCTTCCATAATATAATTCATTAAATCACCTTTAGTAATCTTTGGTGGCATATGTTTTTCAACGATTCTTATAATTTCGTTCTCCAAAAACAAAGATACAGGATTTTTTCCTTCTTTCAATTGTTTTTTTACTTCTCTAACACATCTTTCCCATTTTCTTGATTTTTTAGGACCTACTTGTGAATGACAAATAGCCCAAGGATTTGGACCATCTTTCTTTTCTTCAAACATTCCCATACCGTCTGTTTCATTACCAAATCCATCATCAGATGAAGGACCTACTTGATGCGCATCTTGAGTTTCAGTTTCTTTGTTTGGGTCAACAGTAACTTCTTCCTCTTCCTCAAGTTCTTTTTCATAAACTTGAAATGGTTTTTTCTCACTTTTTAACTTACTAATTGTTGTAGCATCTGTTTTTGATACCATAGTCTGCTCAACAAATAATTTTTTGTGTAATGTGTCAATTTGTGATTCTGTTAATTTTAAAACAGTTGAGGATGATAAACCTTTTTCAACTAACTCTAATGATTTTTTATTATTTTTCATACACTACTTTATTTTCAAATTCTAAGATTAAATCTCGTTCATAGAGAATATCTTTTATTTTTTGTTCCGGAGTACCATATCTAAAAACCATTCTTTTTTTGGTTTCGTACTCGTCAGGCTCCCACGCTAAAGCAACGACATCGTCAATTGCATCTACCATAGAAAAAAAATCGGAGTTTTGAATCAATTCCAACTTTACATTAGTATTTCTCAAAACTCCTACTTTTTTTATGTGTTCTAAATCAGGTGGAGTTGGGTAACCATT